AAACATTGTAGGAATAGGAAGACCTAGGAAAAATTTTCTTAGTATCCAGAATATCTTTACTAAAAGTAAGAATAACTTAATTAGCATACTTCCAAAAGAAATAAATCTAAGTATCGGAGATATTATGTTTACTATAGTTTGACATAATTTAATAAGTCCATTACATAGAGGAATTAAAAACTTTGGTTCTATTAATTTTGATATTGCTTTAACTGCGTCACCAATTGCTCCATCTAAAAATCTATCCGCTAAATTTATGGCGCCTCCAACGCTAGAAAGATTTTGAACACTTATACAAACTGTTCTTATATCGTCTATTGTTTTAATTGCCTTTTGAACGTCTTCATTTGGAAAATTTCTAATATCTGTGTATCTATTGAATATAGAAAAAGCATTTGTTAAATAGTTATTTATTATATTCAACTCAGGAAATGCTGCTAATATTTCCGGATCAGTTAAAGATACGTCCGTGATATTGCTTCTAAAATCTAAAGAATCTCTAGTCTTTTTTTCTTCTTCTGTAAGATTTTTATTAGGATCTAAAACGTCGTTCTCAATGCTTACTTCTGGAGGCAATGGCTCTTCTACAGACTGTCCCAGTAATTCTTTTAGTACATTGTTTATTCTTCTTACTAATTGAAATACTGCATTTTTACTTTTAGAAGATTTAGCGTCTCCGTAAGTTGCATAGTAGTCGTCTATAAATGTTTGAACTTGAAAAGCTTTGTATTTTATCTGCCACACTCTAAGAGCTAATACGTCTGTAGTTTGTGGAGGTTTTGTTGGATCAAATTTATCTGTTGCTGGAATTTGATTTAATGCATATTGTATTATATTACATAAATCAACTGAAGCAATAAAATCCAATACGCCAAATAAACCCTTGTCCAAAGCGTCTTGAATAGATGCTCCAAATCCCTCTTCTCCGCTTCCTCCTGCCGCTTGTTTTTCAAAAGTTCCGTAACAGATATCGTCTATCTTAGTTTGTATTCTAGTAATTGTTTTAGCTGCAAGTATAATTCCTTTTTCTATACCAGGTTCTGCAGTATTTTCATCTATGTTTAATATTGCATTTCCGCCTTTGGATAATGCGTTAGTATTGTCTCTAGAGACTGCTAATTGGCCAATTTTTTTCTGATTTTCAGCAGTAAGACGGCCATAGGCACTCGCAGGTTCAATATTAGTAACCGCTTTTGTGGCAGGAAATGTCTGTGGAGCTGATGGAAGTGTTGGCGACGGCATTACTTGGTGAATGTAGTTTTTGAAAGATTGAATGCATTATTAGGATCGCCTTGATTTGTAACTTCGTTGTTAACAGCTGTCGCAGATTTTTCTAGTAAGTCTCCTACAGACGACAACGCCTGCATAGATGCTGGTAAGTTACTATGAGAAACACGACCTAATTGTTTTCCAACTTCCATAAGAGCTTCAGAAAGTCTTGTTAGTATTTGATTTGTTTTGTATCCTAGCATAACTGGTTCTAATCCGCTAGTAGAACCTGGCATATTAGGATGACCTAATATAATTCTTGGAGAATCTATTGAAACTGCTCCAAATGCGTCCAAATGAATTTCACCAATGGAAGACAGTCCTATATTTTGTTTTCCAAATATAAACACTGCGTCTTCTTTAGAATGAATTACCACTCTACCACTTGTGATTATAATTTGATTACCTTTATATGGAAATTTAGGTGTATACATTATGCCCAGTTATTTGCGTCTTGAGTTGCTGCTGATACTGCATCGTTAGTAGTAGGCATCAATTCTATTTCTAATATATTTTGATTTTGAGGATCTATTCCTCTACCATAAGAAGCAAACGGAAAGTTAGATATGTCTTCCAAAACCACTTCTTGACCAGCTGTTAAATAGATAGAAGATTTGTCAGAGTTAATATCTTCAACTGTAGTAGAAAAAGAATCCGCATCGAATGGAATGCCTTGTCCGTTTCTTATTATTGTTATTGGATCTCCTGAATTACCTACGTCTGACCAATGGTTTAAACTTCTCATACCTTTTACGGTGCTTCCAAATCTTATTGATTGTCCAAATCTAGATTCTAATATAATATCGCCTTCGAATGGTCTTAAGGTTCTGATATCGTCCCTTTCAATAAAAGTATTTCCCAATGGAAGTCTTAAATTTTTAGATTGAGTCTTACCATTAAATCCTGGTTTTGAAGAATACTTAGAAACATACTTAGCATATTCTTCCAAGTTTGGAAAAGCATTGTGATTAGCTGCATTCCACAAAGCATAAGGAGGAAAATAAAACATTGACTTAGAATTAAAGTCGTCGTTTAATCCAGTAGAAGGTCCACTTAAAATTAATACAATTTCTCCAGCTAATGGATATTGTTTTATAAAGCTAAATATTGGGAAAGCCGGTTCAGATACTGCTTTTAATTTAGACTGCGATAGATTAGAATACATTATTTCGTATCTTATCTTACCCACATCTTTCCAACTAGTGAAGTCTGTATCAGGAATTAAAGTCTCTTTAACATTTGGTAAACCATCAGGTCCTTCGGTTACTTGCAAAGATCTAATATAAGGGCCTAAAACTATAGATTTAACCCTTGCTACTAAGAAGTATTGACCGAACTTGCCGCTCTTGTCGGCTTTAAATTGTTGCCCCCAAGCCATTATGCTTTAGCTATTTGTTTTTGAGATATTGAAGTAACGTCGCTCATTAACTGTTCGATGTCTTTCTCTGTTAAAAGACCTCCGTCTTCAACGGACTTGTCCTTGGCTTCTGCAGATTTTTGGAATGCACTAAGAATTTTCATTAAAACTTCGTCGTTCTTAAGACTAGAATCCAATAAACCCTTGATCATAGGCACCAAAACGATAGCATCACCGATCCCTTCAATCATATCTGCCAAACGTAATATCTCTGATTTTATCGTTGAGTCCTGAGACTTGTGCTTGTTGTATACCTCTTCCACCAATTGCGCCAAAGTCTTGCCAGGGAAGATTTCTTTTTCAAGTTCCATACTAATTTTTAAATAAATATCACTGGTCAACGTTTTCTATGTGATGATCCAGGACCTCTTTGTATGCCACCTTTAGCTTCTTGATCACCTTAGTAATTGTATTGGACTGACAGTCCGTGATCTCTTTTATGTATATGAATAGAGCTTTCTTATTGAATATATCTATGTTTTCTCTCTTTTTGAATACCTCTAGTATGGCATCTGCTACCTTCATTTCGCTCTCCTTCTCAAACATGGCGGCCAAATTAGTGTCTACAACATTTATGAATTGATTGATAACAGAGTTCCTATTTACATCCTCTGTCTCAGTTCCTATGACCAAACTTTCGTGTGTTTTCTCAGAATTATCTACCTCAGAAACTTGCATTTTAGAAACCATCTTCTTGTAGTTCTTCTGATTGTAGATAATCAAATATCTTTTTGCAATCGTACCAAAATAAGAGTAGGCTTTACCTTTTGACTGATCGTAAAGGTGCAACTTCTGTAATAAGAAAGAGATAACTTCGTACTTAAGATCTTCAATATTATCTACCTCTGTGTAATAAAACTTAAATGTATGGATAATATTCTCTGCTAACTTATAGAAAGCATAGTGAATTTCTTTATTATATATCTGATTTGCTACCGCTTGATTGGGAGCCATACGATATCGTAGAATGGCCTCTTCAGTTTCAGAAGTAAAGTAGACATTCTTAGTTTTTGGTTTTCTTATTCTTGGAGTACCTTTTATGGTAAGACCCATATCCGGTTCAGGTTCGACCATTAATTCTTCTGGCATAATTTATTTTCTCCCCGTAAATTGTTGAACTCGTAATTGAATTGCTTTGATGTTTTCAAAAAGCTGTAATAGCTCAGGGTCAGATTGTACCCACATTGTCATATCTATTTTATTTACTAGACCGTTGAAATCGTCCAATAAAGATAGGGTATCGTTTACAAAACCGCTTTGATTGATCACTATCTCTTCAAGGCGTTTGTTTTTTCTATAAAGATTATATACTACTGCCCCTAAAATTGTAGCTGTCCATAAGATTATGGCTATTGTTGATGTTAACATGATATTAAATTTGTGTTTCTACTCTCGAAGCCATTAAATCGGCTTGATGTAGTATGTAAGGTAAATTAGATTTTATTTCAGAGTCAGCGCTATAAGTAATGTAATAAGACTTATTGGCTTCTTCGTAAAGGCCATCGTGTAACTTAATTGCCAAGAACTCATTTTCACTAACGCTAATGTTTGCTTGCTGTAAATAGAATAAACTACGATCAGCAATTCTCATGTGAGTAATACGGTTATTGTATTTAAAGTGTGCTCCTTGCTTTTCTACGTGCCAAGAAGAATCATTAGGAATATAGAAAGGCTCTTCATTAGTGCCCAACTTACCAAGGTCATGATTAATTGCAGAGAATACTAGTTCTTCAATGGAGTAATCTTTCTTCTGACCAAAGCGCTCCCACACTTTATCCATAACTAAAGAGGCTTCAACTACTCTATTAATGTGCTCAACGTATCCGCCTGGAAAACAGTTGTGATGCGATAATTTAGTAGACGCTGGACTAATTGCTAGGGTAACTTCTCTGCCCTTATAGAATTCCAGTAAAGAATCCTTTCT